GCGCTTTCTCGGGGTAGGCCTAACGCGCCCCGGTTTATTAGTCGGTTGTTACTTTTATCTTCTCCACCTCCTTATAGGCGACGCAGAAGGCGTAAGGAATAATCGCGTTCAAGTTGAAGGGCGAAGCCGAAGTAAGCGAAATTTCAAAGGTGCGGGCTTCCCGTCCTTCTTCTTCCGCCCGCTTCTTCATCGTGGTGTTAATCCACGCTGTAATTACCGCCTTCGCGGTGTCTATGTCGCGTGTCTTAACAATGAAGTCGTAACTACTTGGGCGCGGTTCTTCTTCGTCGCCTTCGGTCGGAACTGCGGTTATGTCGGCTTCAATGCGGTAATACTTCGTATCTTCGCGGGCTTCCTCTCCGTCCGGGGTTTCCTCTCCGGCTTCGTTGCCGCCTTCCACTTCCTCGACGGCGCGGCGGAAGCGGTCGTTTAGAATTATGCAGCCGGGCATTAACTTGACGCTATCCACCGAAAAGGCGGAAGTAAAGTTAAGTTCTATGTAGTCCGTAACTACTTCAATAGCGGCGGTCGCGCTCTGCGCCTGTAAGATGAAACTCTTACGCTTATTTCCTACCACGGCGGTAGCCTTGTAGGGGCGTAAAACGTAGTCCTTTGAGGGTTGGGCTAATCGGCGTTGGTTACTTACTTCCACGTCGGCAATATCGCCGCATTGAATGTGGAAGGCGATACTTATCGCGGTGTCTTCGTCTATGTACTTGCCCTTCTCAAAAAGGATGTCGTTACGCTCCACCGTTATTATTTCCCCGGTATCTTGGTCGGCAAAATCTTCCTTCCACGTCTTGACGACGCGGGAAGCGAGGAACTTGCCAACCATCCGGCGTTGGTCGTCGGTGCGGTAGCGTATTTCGTCCTTCCGGGTTTCGGTTCTTTCCTGTGCTTCCATAACTTAGTCCTGTGCTACGTTGAAGTCTGCGGCGGGTTTGAAACTTACCACTTTCCGCGCCGGGACGTGGACGGGTTCGCCTGTGCTGATATTTCGGGCGGTCTTGGCTTTTCGGTTCTTGTGTCCGAAGGTGCCGAAGCCCCGGAGGGTTACTTCTCCGCCACAATAAACCACGTCCTTAATTACGCCGAGGGTGGCTGTAATTACTTCTTCCACCACGGCGGCGGGTGTGCCGTGGGCTTCCGTTCCGCTGCAAGCTGCCGCAACTTTGGCGGCTAATTCTTTCTTTGTCATTTCGGGTATGGGGTTAGAAGTTTTCTACTAAGATTTCGGCGTAAAGGTCGCGGAACGTGTCGCCGGCGTAGGCGGCTAATTCGGGGTCGTGGAAGCAAAGCCGGGAGCCGATGTTCGCAATCGTATACGTAGCCGCGTTGTTCGTATACGCGAGCGCAAGCCCGGCAGGCGCGCCGTTAGGTTTCCCGTCCGGGCCTTTGCCTTTGCCCGGAAGAATACGGAAGTAGGGGAAGTATTTGTATTGGTTGGTGTTGTTCCAATCCGGCCGCCAACCTTCGTTAAGGGCTTCGGTAATACGTTCCAACTTACGGCGGGCTATCTCGTCGGAACGCATAAGGCCGCCGTCGGCAATTACTTCGGGTTCCTCGCTGTCGCTGATGCCTAATATATGGCAAGCGTCGGCGTAGGTCTTCACGCGTTCGCGGATGTCGGTGTACTCCTGTTCCTCGGTGTAGAAGTCGAATACGTTAGCGTCTTCGTCTTCGTTGATGATGTCCTTCACTTGGTCGCTTGCTTCTTCCACGCTGTCGAAGCGGGCCACGAACTCGGCGGATTCGCCGTACTTTCGGAAAAGTGCTATTTTCTTCATTTGGGGTTGTTTGTTAATGGGTTATTAAAATATTTCGGGTTTGTTTTCTTCGGGTCGGTTAGCGTCGTTGTAAAGGATCCGCCGTTGGCGGGCTATGGCTAACCGTACTTGTTTTATAGCGTCCTCGCGTCCTATAAGGCTTTGTTCGTAGTCCAATAACTCCGCTTCCGAAGTCGCTAAGAAGTAGCCGCCGGACGTGGCTATAAGGCCCGGTAGTAGGTCGGTCATTCGGATATGGTTAATAAGTTTCCTTATCCGGGGTTCTGTTACCGTATATCCGGCTATGTTAAGCCGCTGCACGATTGTACGGTTTGTTACTGCGTTTTCCTTTCCTACCTTGGTTTTCAACCCACGAAGGACGAGCGGAAGTAATACGTTTTCTTCGTACTCGGTTAAGGGCGCGGTTTCGGAATTAAAGCCTTTAATCATAGTTAGAAGGGCGTTTTATTGAAGTTAATACTAAGTCCGGGGGCTGCTATGTGTACCCGCTTCCCGGTCGCCCTGTAAACTCTATCTTTGAAGGCTACGGGGTCGCCGTTACCCGCCGAAAGGTGTATTAGGACGATGTTATTTACCGCCTTCAGGTCGTTGGCTTTAAGCGCGTCTATACAGGTGTCTATACTTAGGTGGCTTTCCCTCACTCTTTCCCGAAGGGTCGGAATTAGTCGGCCTTCCTCTACGTTGCGGTCTAATATTTCCGGGTCGTAGTTGCATTCTATAAGGACGTTGTTTAAGCCTTTGAAGGTGTTAGGTAGGTAGTAGGTATCGGTAGCGAACAAAATGCCGCCCGTTTCCGGGTGCCAAATGTAGAAGCCCACGGGTTCGGCGCAGTCGTGCTTCGTGGCGAACGGTATAACCTTAAAGCCTCCTATCTGCTGAACCTTGTAGCCGTTGCCTTCTCGCTCCAACGTGCGCGGCTTCCACTCGCTTTTTACCTTGGCGTTGTCTATTGTGCCTTGGGTAGCGTAGACGGGAATAACGGCGTTCAATACTTCGTTAATCCGTCCGGCGTGGTCGCCGTGTTCGTGGGTTATAAGACAGCCTACCACTTTGGAAATATTGCCTTCCAACGCGGCTACTACCTTCTTGAAGTTTACCCCGGCTTCAATGAGCAGGGCTTCGCCCACATTCTCCAAAATGTAGGCGTTGCCGCTGCTGCTTGAACCTAAAACACGAAGTACCATTAGAAATTGGGCTTTCTTGGTGTATTATAAGCCGGGGCCGGTTGTGGGTCGGCCTGGGGCTGTGCCTGTGGTTGGGGTGCCGGAGCTGCTTGTGTCTGAACCGGGGCGGCGTATGTCTGCGGCGCGGGTTCTGCCTGTGCCGGGGCGTGGACTTCTTCGGCCATTACCGTTTCCGCGTCGTCGAAGCCAATAGCGGGGCCGGTGTTGGCCTGCTCCTTTATCTCGACAGCCACGGTATCTACTACCATGTTGGGGCGGCTGCTCGTTTCGTCCGCGTCGCCGTAGTCCGTTCCTGTAAGGTATTCGTAGAGGGCTTTCTTTGCGCGGCGTTCTGCCTTTCCGCGTAGTTGGTCGTTGCTGCTGTATTGGTCGCGGCGGACGGTGGCTTGAACCGTAAGGCTATTTTTATCGCCGTTAAAGGAATACGTTACTTTGCACGGGAATACGGCGTAGGCAGGGTTTTGGCTTGTGTCCTGTTGAACGTCGATAATGTATTTCGCCCCAATCTTTTTTAGAAGGGCGGTATAGCCTTCTTTCGTGGGGTACATCGTGCCGCTGATGATGTTGAACTGGTTCCCGGTAGGAAGAAGCCCAATTATTGCGGCATCTATTATCGCTTCGCGGACGGTAGCCACTTCGTAGGGCGGCTTTACTCGTCCGTTCTTGTCGGGCTTGCCGTCGCGGTCGGTGCGGAAGCCTACTTTTGTGTTCATCAAAGGCATAAATACCTTTTCCATCACTTCTTCGGTAAGGGCTTCGCGTAGAAGGGTTATTACTTTCGCGGCGTTGAAGGCTGCGCCGAAGTTGTTTACGATGTCTATCGCCGAAGCGTCGCGTAATGCAACTTCAAATTTTTCTTTTGCGGCTACTATGGTAGCCGGAAGTTCCGGGGTCTTGCACATGGTCGGAATATTTTTTAGTGGTTTGTTACTTGGAACTCCCCCGTAGTGACTACAAGCCGGACTAATTGGCTTTTTACGGGGATGAAGTCGTTTACACTCTCGGCGTTATCGACAATTATAGGGGCGGTTACTCCGTGGAAGGCGCAAAGGGCGTTAATCACGGCTAACCCGGCGTTAATCTGCCCAGCGTGGTTCTTGTCTTGGTATCGTACCCCGCCAATGTAGGCCACGCAGTCCGGCTCTTTTTCGCCGTTTACAAGCGTCTTATACATTCGGAACTCCACGCCGTCGAACAATCCGTTTACACGGCGTTCTACTTCTTCCATACGACATCTTACGAAGTCGTCTATTAGGGCTTCTTCGGTTTGAAGTGTTGCCTTTTCCTGTGCCAACGTAGCGGCTTCCTTATCAAGTTCCACTATACGGGCTTCGGCGGCTTTAATGGTGGCGCGAAGTCCGAGTTTTTGGTCTATCTCGGAAAGGCGGGCGCGAAGTGTCGCCCGGCTCTGCTGACGCTCTGCGGCGGTGTCCTGTGTTGTCGGTGCTGTCACGGCTGCACGGCGGGCGTTCAGTTGGTCTATCTCCTTTTGAAGTGCTACCCACGTCGGGAGCGTCTGCGGGTCTATTTGCGGGTCGGTGCTTACGCGGGGGTTGGCGGCTATGGTGTTGTTATAGGTCGCCTTCTTTGTGGCGTAGTCCTGTACGGCGGCGTTGTGCTTGGTATCAAGGGCGACGGCTTCCGCTTCAAGGCGTTTTATTTCCGCGTCCTGTGCCGCTATAAGCCTGTTTAGTTCCTGGCCTTCCGCGTCCATCTTGTCAAGTCGGGCGGTTTGGTTGGCAATGAAGGCGGCGCGGGCGGTGTCTTGGTTCTTGCGGAAGGATTCAAGGGCTGCGGCTGCGTCGCACTGATGGCGGTTGGGTGCTCCGGGGTCGGCGCACTGATGACCGAATACCGGGCAAATAAGCGGGCCGGCGGTCGGGGCTTGCTGTTCTTGGAATTGTTCGTTATTGACCTTCTCCCAATTCTTGCGAAGGTCGGCTACTTGGGCTTCGTAGTCCTCTTTACGGCGTTTGGCAGTGGCTATGGAAGCCGTTATTACTGACTTCTCCCGGCTGTAATATTTGTTTTCGCTTTCCTCGTCGCGCTGTACTTGAGCGAGGTCGCGGGCGGCTTCGTCGGCTACGCGGTTGGTTTCGTAAGCTGCTGCGCGGGCTGCTTCCTTCGCGTCCTGTAATGCCTTAGCCTGTGCGTCGCGCTTAGTGTTGATTTCCGCCTGTATCTTTGCCGCCTGTTCGTAGGCTACGCGGTTGGCTTCTGCTTCGGAAGCTGCCGCCGCGTCAATGTTGGCGAGGTCTTCCTGTATCTGCGCCTTCTCGCTTTCAAGGGCGGCGTAGTTCGGGGCTACCGGGGTGTTTCGGGTGGCTTCATCTTTGCGGGTCGGTATCTTTTCTAACTGCGCTTCAATCCTGCCACGACGTACCGAAATTTCCTTTTTGTATTCTTCCATCGTCTTGCCTGTTACCCGGCGAAGAAGGGCGGCAAATTCTTCGCGGGTGGCTGCTACGTCCGCGTCGTTAATCTTGCCCGCCATCGTAAGCAAGTATTCGCGTTGTGCCTTCCAATGAAGCGTAAGGAAGTAGTACGGATCCGTAATGACCTTAAAGAGGTCTTCGGGAATTATTGCGGCTACCTTTGCGTCGTATTCTGCCTTCTTCAAGGGTACGCCGTTAAAGAAGTAGTCGGTATGGTGCCCGGACAGGGTGCGCTCGGTGCTTCCTTTGGGGGTCTTCCACTCCTCGACATAGACGCGGCGAAGTTCCACGCTTGACGCTTCCCCGGTTTCGGTGTCTACCACGTCGAAAAGCCCGGTTACTTCGTGTTCAAGGTCGGGAATAAAGTTACCTTCCGCGTCGTTGGTCTTTATCCCAAATTTGGAGTCGGAGTTTCCTTCGCTGTCTTTGCCCCAAAGAAGCCACGCGAAGGAGTCCGCTATTGTGGTCTTCCCGGTTCCGTTACGTCCGCTTATGGTCGTAACGCCGTCGCCGAACTCTACGACTACGTTTCGCAAACCCTTAAAGTTTACAAGGGTAAGGCGTTTTAGTGTTACTTGTCTGCTCATATAGCTGTTAATTATTTAGTGTTGTTACTTTTCTTTGTTTCCGGCTAACTCTAAGGCTAAATCCGCGTCAATAATCAGAAGTGCGCCTATTTGGGTTATTGCTTTGTCAATCTTCCCGGAAGTCTTGATACGGCTTGCGGTCGTTTTGCTGCACCCTAATAGTTTCGCCAAACCTTTAAGGCCGTAGACGTAGCGGCGTTCGCCTTCCTGTTTTGTTGGCTTGTTTGCCAAAACCGCTCTTACTCGGTCTTCGACTGTATCCAAAAGTTGGCCTACGGTAAGGTCTATTATTCGGGTGTCGGGGTTAATCTTCTTCATCGTCGTCTAAGTATTTTTCCGGGTCTTCGGGAAGCGGAAGTTTGTTAATGTAATGGGCGGAAGCGGCGAAGTTGGCGAATAGAACTAATAAGACGGTTATACTTGCGTCCTCGGCGGCCGCGCAAAGAAGGAATAGCGACAGGGCGAACCATACGAAAATTAGCCACTGCCGGAACGTGTAGCGTTCCCCGGTTTCGGTCTTGCCGAATATCTTTGTTTTCAGTTCCTCGCTTGTCATGCTATCAAGTTGTTGAAGGGGTTAATATTTTCGTTCTCGTCCTTTGCTCGGCGGAGCGTTCTTGTTGTCCGTGCCGTTGTTGGTCTGGCCCCGCGTAACAAATAGTTGTCGTCGTTATTGCCGTTGTATTCGTGGAAGCCCATAACCAACAGCAGGGCTGTCGCTATGAAGGCGCGTTTAAGCGGGTCTAAGTCTACGGGAACGCCGCACTTCGTGCAAAACCACCAAACGCAAAGTTCCGTAGCCTTTTGGATGCCTATCTTGGCGTATATGTTGCGGGCGGTGTTCTCTACGGTACGGGCTGAAATAAAGAGCCTTTCGGCTACTTCTTTCTTACTCGCTCCCCACGCCAACAACTCGGCTACCTCGCCTTCCCGTCGGGTAAGCTCTGCTTTTAGTCGCATATCCCCCAAATATTTTCGGTTACTCCATACTTGGCGAATACTTCCGTAACTGCTACGGCTTGGCTTGCCTTTGGTTCCTGCTTGCCGTCGCGGTAGCAATAGAAGGAATTGCGGTTATTGATTCCCAATGCCGCCCAAAGGTCGGCTATACAGGCTTCGTAGTCGCCCATCTTTACTTGTTTAAGTCCGTTTCGGAAGCCTCGGAAGGCTGCTTTTGTCGCTGTCAATGTCATATTTTGAATTATTAAGCGGTTAGAATTTAGTGCGCGGTGGAAGGCTCGAACTTCCTTCGCCCGCTTTCGCTGCGTCCGCGCTCCGGCCTGTTCCCGGTTGTCAACGGTTTATAGCCTTCACGAAAGGGATTCTTTCTCCGTTGGCTTGTTATATAGTTGTGGTTGCTCCGTATTAACTTGATACGGCTATCGGGAAAATTAACCCTTACCCGCGTTTGCCTGTCGCTTCTCTAACCACTCATCGCGGCGGTGGCGGCACTCAATCAAGGACGAAGCCACGGTAGCGAATAGTTCCCCGTCCGGGGTGCGGTAGTCGTATTGGACGCGCTTAACTCGCTTTCCGCGTAGGCGGGTAGTGAATACTTCGTAGTTCTCGCTTCCGGCGGGGCAAACACTACAGCCCTGGTTGTCGTTCATGCTCATTGTTGTATGGTGTTAGTTGTTTCGTCCTCTATTAGTTCGCCGTTTTGTCCTATCCACAGCATTGCGTCTTGCCCGTTGTAGGAAAAATCAAAGGCTTTGTTTTTGGGGTTAAACCGGCCTTCTAATATTGTGCCTTCTTTAAGTCCGCGTATCTCTGCCAGGCACCAATAGCCGAAGTCGGTAAGCACTTTTACGACTGCCTTAGCCTTAATAGTTTTACTTGCCATATACTTGTATGCTTATTTATAGTAGAATGTAATTTTAAGCCCGCGACGAAGTTTGCATACGCACTTATCAAGCATACACTTGAAGGCGCGGGTTAGGAGGTTGTTGGCTAATTTTTCGCCAATAAGACGAAGAAGCCCACTTACTCCGACGAGGGTATTTAACCGCTTTCCTTCGCCGTTCACTCCGCTAACTTTAATTAGGAAGTTTCTGTTAATCTGTGCTGTCGTGTAGTCCATATAACTGAAATTTAAGTAATTTTTGTTATTGCTTCGTGCCGTAATTTTCGCTAACTTTGCAACTGAATTACTAACACGGTGCAAAGTTAATACTTTGCCATACACGATGCAAGTGTTTGCCATACAAAGGACGTGTTTTTAAGATTGTTTAACATTTAACCCCTTCAACGCAATGGAAGGAACAGTAAAAGAGCGACTTAAAGACTTTATAAAGTTTGTAGGTATCAGCGAACGCGAATTTTGTAGGCGCGTCGGCGTGGGGTCTGCCTATATACAAAGTATTCGTAAGTCTATAATGCCGGACACTCTGCAACAAATTACCATACAATTCCCGCGCCTTAATCCGCTGTGGCTAATGATGGGCGAGGGCGAAATGCTTCTACCCGAAGAAAAGCCGGAAGCCCCCGAAGTGGCTCCTTCCGAAATTCTGCTTAAACTTTTGGAAGATGCCCGCGAAGAAAAAGCCCGCCTTCTCTCTATAATAGAAAGTCAACAGCGGACTATCGAACGGCTAACAGAACTTACTAAAAAAGCGGATGTCCACCGGGGCGACACTGCAACCTCTGCCGCTGTCGGGTAGTCCTTGGGCGTACCGTTCCTTTATACTGAAATTTTGGCTATACCTTATTATATATAAAGCCGAGAAATACAGGTAAGTAGCGGCATAAGTGCCGTAGTAAAGTGATACGCCGTAGAACGCACAGAAACGCCCCATTTTCGCGCCGTTTTCTTCGGGGTGGTAATTCCTACCATTTGGGGCGTAAAGTGCCGTAAACGCAAAATTCGGGAAAAATAACTCAGCTATATGGAAATCGCTATAAATACCTATTATTCTAACCGGGCTTACTACCCGTTTATCCCTCGCCACGTCTTCGACGCTTTGGAAGCAGCGTACTTGGACGGTCGGGAAACTATTGTTATATCGGAAGCGGACTACTTCGCTATTGTTGACAACGCCAAAGCCGCCGGACTATGCCCCGCGTAGTTAATACATCCTGGCCCATTAAGGAAGAAATAAGCCGCCGTTTCTTCTTGGCGTTGGAACGTCTTGTAGAATTAAATAAGGTTGCGTCGCTTGAGTCGTTCTGCAATGAATACGGGCTTAGTGCGCCGAAGTATCGGGAACTTCGGTTAGGCTATGGCGTTACCCCGAAGCCGGACTACAAGCCCCGCTATAAGGGCATAGAATTGGAAGCCGCCCACTATATTACAGCCTGCTATCCCATTTCGGCGAAGTGGCTGCTTACCGGGCGCGGAAAAATGCTTACTTATGAAGTTCAAAATTAAGGTAGGGTTACATATAAAGCCTAACAATAAGGGTAAGGCTACGGAAGAAGTCGGTATTAGGCTTCGGGTATCGTGGGCCGGTCTTCGGTGCGATATCCGCTCCGGCTATGTTATCGCCCCGGCAAAATGGGACGACGCTAATAGTTGCGTCCGGCTCGGAAACAAGAACAGCCACGGCGAAACAGCCGGGGCTATCAATCGCGGCGTTATGGCTGTGGCTTCCACTATTGAAGAAGTCCTTACCCGGTTTGAACTTGACAATAAACGCCCGCCTTCGGTCGCTGAATTTAAGGAAGCCTTCGACTTGGCCGCCGGACGTGCGAAGCCCGAAGAAAAGAAGCCGGAAGAAAAGCCGTTAGGGTTCTTCGCCGTCTATGACCTATTTACCGGGGAAATGGGGGTTACGAATAATTGGACTAAATCAACCTATACAAAATTCAGTAGTCTAAAAGCACACTTAAAGAACTATAATAAGAAACTAACCTTAGAAGGCTTTGATAAAGCAACCTTCGCGGGCTTTGTGGCTCATCTGCAAACGAAGGTTAGGCAATTAAACACAACCGTAGCCAAAAACGTAGGCTTCCTTCGTTGGTTCTTGCGTTGGGCTGCTGCCAATGGCTATTATACCGGGCTTGCTCATTTGCAATACCGCCCCCGTTTTAAGGGATTGGACTGCAAAGAAGTTATTTATTTGGAATGGGACGAACTTATACACTTCCTAAACTTTGAATTTCCGGCTAATAAACCTTCCCTTCCGGCTGTCCGTGATGTGTTTTGCTTCTGCTGTTTTACGGGGCTTCGCTATTCCGACGTTGCCAAACTCCGGCGTTCCGATATCCACCGGGAACAAACGCCGCCCTTTATGTCTATCGTAACAAAGAAAACGACGGCGCGGCTACATATCGAACTTAATAAATATGCCCTCGCCCTTCTTGACAAATACGAAGGCGTAGGGCTTCCAAATGATAAAGCGTTGCCCGTTATAAGCAACGTAAAAATGAACGAAAACCTTCACGAAGCGGCGGAAGTTGCCGGAATTGACGAACCCGTTAATATTGTTTCCTATGTCGGCAGTGAACGCTCCGAGGTTGTAGTGCCGAAGTATTCCGTTCTTACTACCCACGCCGGACGGCGTACTTTTATTGTAAACGCTTTGCGGCTCGGTATTCCGGCCCCGGTTATTATGGAATGGACAGGGCACAGCGACTTTAAGGCTATGAAGCCTTATATTAAAATTGTCAATGATGCTAAGGTTGAAAATATGGAACGGTTTAATTCTTTCGGTTCTAATCGTTCCACCACGGACGAAGGCGAAAAATAGGGTACCCGAAAAAGTACCCGAATTTGTGGTTAATGTTTGATTATGCTCCTACCCAATGAAACAACCGTAGCCACGCCAACCGCTGTTAGTGTGTATGTTTGGTTATGGTTGCAAATAATTGAAAATATAGGTATATCAGCCTCTCTCTCCGCTCGTAACGCTGAAAATCAGCGAATTAGCAAATAAGTACCCGAAAAAGTACCCAAAAACGGACTTTTTCGGGTACTTTTCTTTTGTTATGCCCGGAAATAGACAAGCCGGAAGCTGCCCCACGGCTTCCGGCTCGGTTCTTGTGTTAGCTGCCCTTCTTCGCGGCGTTGTGTATTTTAATAATTGTCTTTACGCCGTAAAATAAGGCATAGGCAGAAAAGCCGCCGACAACTATAAGGTAAAGCCAATCCCAAATAGCGAACTTCGGCTTTTCCTCGGTCTTGGTTTCGGTGGCTTCCTGTTGGGCCGCCGAAACGTCGGCTTTTATTGCGGTGTCCTCAGTGGCGGTCGCTTGGGCTGTGGCTTCGGTCGCCCGGCTCTCGTTCTTTTCGCCGTTAATGACTGCCCGGCCCGTAGTGATACTTTTCACGTTGGGGGGCTTCGCCTTCGTGCCGTCCTCAATGGATCCGCCCGGAACTATCGCGTTAAGCCAATCGGGGGCGGTGCTGTCGGAAGGAAGCGTAGGAACTTCGCCGGGGTAAAATTCCACCTTGGCGAAGTCTATAACTACGTTCTTCTTCTCGTCGGTCTGCACGTTGGTAATTATTGCGGTCTGCCCTGTGGCTTCGGTGTGCTGCTGTCCGGCGGTCGTCGCTGTAAGCTGCGCTTCGGCCTGGGTTTTGGTCGCCGTTGTCTTCCGGGTGGTGGAACAGCCGGAAAGGAAGAAGGCGACGGCGGCTATTAGGAAAATGGCTATTCGTGTCATACGTCGGGGAAGGTTACTTTTTTAGCGGGGTTCGTGTTGTGGGTAAGGCTTCCGTACTGAATACGGTTAAGGCGGTTAAGCCAGCCTTTCCTAAACCGCTTTTGTGAAGGGTTGGCGGCTATGATGCCTTCAATGAAGGCGACGCGGGCGGCCTTAATCTTGTCGAACAGGACGCGGGGCGGCTGTGCGTTAAGGGCGGCTAAGGTCTTGTCGCCTACAATGCCGTCCACCGTTACGCCGAGAAGGGCCTGCACCTTGGTTATTCCGTGCTTGCCGGAAGCCCATACCCAATCGACGACAATGTTAGCGACGGACTGCGAAGTAATGCGGTCGGCTTTCCACCGGTTCCAATAGTGGGGACGCATAACACGCTCCACCGCGTCGGTGTCGGTTATCTTCTTGAGGTCGTCTACGTCGATGTCGCCGTCGCCGTCCTTGTCGTAGCCAACTTGTCGCCATGTCGCAATAGTAACGCCTTTGTTGGTCGCTCCGCCCCGGTCTAAGGGGTCGTTTACAAACCCGCCTTCGTGCGACAAAATGAAGGGGGCTAAAATTGCTAAATTTGCCATGCTGTGTTAATATTGGTTAGTCAATGAAGGCGGGCAGAATGTACTGAATATTCATAGCGGCTTCGTGAAGAATGGCGCGGGCTTCGGCTTCGTCTATCTTCTGCCCGTGGGTAAACTCGCAAAAGATTGAGCCTACCCAATCGTGCGAATTATCGGAAAGTCGCTTTATTATTACCTGCTCCGTGCCACACGACGAAAGTAAAGATTTTGCGTAGCGGTCGGTTACTTGGTTGTCTATGTCGGTTATGAACATAAACAAGTTCTTCGTAAGGCCGGCGCAAAACTTCGCTACGTCGCACATTTTTAGGTTTTGAATACGCGGCTTCATGCTCTCCACTCCTTTGCGTTTGCTTTCAAAGTAGATGCTTACCATGCTTTCGTTGCCTAATGGGTGCGGCTGAACTATATAAACCCGGTCGGCTTTAAGTTCATGAAGTATTTCCCACAATTCGCCGTGGACTAACGCCGAATTGTCGGAACGCCGCTTACGCTTTACTTCGTTGTCGCGCTGCATCTGCTCTACCTTCAAGTCGGTAAGTTTATTTTTTGCGTATTGGTTGTAACTGAACCACGCGGTAATAATCACAGCCAACGCGCTAATTATTTCGGGTAAATACTCCATCGTTGTATAGGTTGGTTAGTACCCGGCCCCGGCGAGGTCTACCTTAACCATCGCCTTAATCTCGGCGACGCGGCGAAGGTGCGCGGTATAGCGTTCTTCGGCTTCCTTGGCTTCGGCTTCCTCTACAAGTCCGGCGCGGGCGGCGTTGTAGTCGTTAATCAGTCCGAACTCTTCCGTTTCCGAAACTTCGGCGCGGATGACGGCGCGGACTATCTCTTTATAGTTCGGGTTGCCCCACACTTCCACGGTGTCGTAGTCGTAGACAATTCGGGGCGATTCCACCATTACGGCGGTTTCCACTCCTTCGGGGTTGCCTTCGTCGGCCTGGGGTGCGGGTTCTGCTTCCTGTGTGCGGGCCTTCACGTTGTAGTTATAGTGGAAGGCACCGTTACCGAGCGGCAAAATAGCCGCCGGCCTAACGTCTGAATTTGATTTCATACGGGCTTTTCTTGTTTAGTTTGTTAATAAAATAGTCGCTATCGCTGTATTTAAGCCAACCCCACCACGACGCAAGTGCCTGTAAAAACTCCTTTTCGGGTACGGGGTGTTTGGCTTTCCGTAACTTTGCCAACTTCCGGCAGAGGTTTCGCTTTATACCCTTCCTTATCCGTGTTTCGTTAAGGTAAAAGACGAAGCCTAAAAAGTCAATGCCCCGGCCGTGCTTGTCGCTTCGGTCTAAGGCTACCGGGAAAATTTGCTTATTCCTCTTGACCTCTATTTTTAATTTGTTGGTCGTGTAGTCCTCAATCTCGGCGAGTAAACGGTGCAATTCCTCTTTATCGTTGGAAAGTATAACAAAGTCGTCGGCGTAGTCAATAAGGTGTTTAACGCCCTTCTTCTCCTTGAGCCAATGGCACAACGGCGTAATATAAAGGTTGGCGAAGTATGGACTAAGCGGGCTACCGAGCATAATACCGGGTTCGCTGTCTATAATGTCGTCCAAAATTTTAAGTATCCGCTTGTCCTTAATGCTCCGGCGTACTATTCCCTTCATTACGCCGTGGTCTATGGAAGGGTAATACTTCCTTATGTCGAATTTAAGACAATATACCGGGCCGCTCTGCCGGGCTTCCTGTAAGAAGTCCAAAACCTTTTTAGCTGCCGGAAGTTGCCCGCGCCGCTTCACTCCACAATAACAAGCGGAAATAAATACTTTGTCCCAAATGGGGCGAAGCACGTTTAACAGGGCGCGGTGTACTATCTTGTCGGGCGTTTCGGGAAGTATGGTAAGAAGTCGTTCTTTGGGGTCGTGAATTGTAACGGTGTAAGAAGGCGACGGGCGGAAACTATCGCTAACGAGAAGGGCGTGTATTTCCTTCGCCTGTTCCTCGACGGTCTTTGCAAGTCGCCGGGGTTTCTTCTTGTTGCGGCTTGGCGACGTAATTATAGCGTGGGTTATATTCTCCACGCTGCTAAATTCGCCGTATATGTTTCCGCGTCGTTTCACTTCTTTTTGCTTTGCTGATTCTATGGCGTTCTTCGGCGTGTAGCCTACCAAAAGCCGTTAAATAATTACTATTTTTCGCCTTTGCGGGCGGGGTCTTTGCCTTTTTAGTATCGTGTCTTAACCCTGTGGGGCTAAGTGTATCAGTAATTCCGGGAGCCGATGTTCGCATTCGTATTCGTAGCCGCGTTGTTCGTATTCGCGTTCGCAAGCCCGGCATTCGCGCCGTTGTTCGCATTACCGCCGAACAAAACGCCCGAAGGCAAACAACCCAATTCGTTTTATTCAAAGTAGTAGCGCGTTCCCGAAGCCCTCATAGTGACTTTTCGCGGGAAGGCGTTACGCTTCTTAATCTCACGAAGCACATACTTTATTTCGGTGGAATTGGTAAAGAACTTTTCCACTTGCCCCGCCTTGTCGGGGCTGTTGTCCGGGTGCTTTATCTTCACTAAGAAGCGTTCCGCCCCGAACTTGGTCTTAACTCCGTCGATGAAGTCAAGCACGAAGAAGGAAAGGTTAATTAACTTCTGCTGCGTGGTTTCGTGGCAGTTGAAGTGCTTGTTATTCTCGTCCTGTGGAATATTCAGGAAGGCGAGGGTTCCGTCGTCGTGTCCGGGGTTCGTTTGGGTATCCATATTTTTGTTTTTTATTGACCCCAACCGCCGAATAAACGGTACGCGGCGGTTGGGGCGGGTTATTGTGTTTTTGTAGGTCGTGGGGCGTGGACGTGCTACGCGGCGGGTATAAAGCAAAGCCGGGAGCCGAGGAGCGCATCCGTAGCCGTAGCCGCGCCGGCCGTATGCGCGAACGCAAGCCCGGCATACGCGCCGCCGGACGCACCACCGCCGAACAAAACGCCCCTCATAGCCACGCCGGAAGCGGGTATATTGGTATAGAAGTAGTCCGAGAAGTAGGTCGTAGAACCGCCGCCAACCTCTCGCGGCATATTCTCGCCGAACTCTCCGGCAAGTATGGCCTTAACGTAACCTTCCTTGCGGGGAAGGTCGCCCCGGTAGTCGTAGCCGTTATAGCTGCTGTCTTGGAACTGCGCCGGGTCGTTGCAAACGTAGAACTTTGACAGCCCGCCGTCCGCGTCGCTCTGTATCTCACACTTGCAGCCGTCCGTCCAGCTCCAAATATGCCCAAAGGGGTTTTCTAACCCTCGGTAACTTGGAACCTGTACGACTAAGGGGGTAGCGTCGTATTCGGTGGGCATTGTGAACTCTACCACGCCCGTAGCGTTGCCGAGGCTGTTGGTGTAGCCACACGGGACGAACGGGTAGTAGCCGTTAAATGTGTTCCACTTCGTACTATTAAGCGTTGTTACGCCTGCGCCGAGTCCGCCCTGTTTGTAACCGTTTGCGTCGGGCTGCGGGTTAAATGCCGCTTGGCAGTTAAGGTTGGCGTATTCAATGACGAACAGCCAATAGGTTGTAAGCTGCGCGGCGTATAGGTCGCAGTTCCACCCTTTGCCGTTAAGCCCGGCTTCGCCACGGTTGCGGGCGTAGTTGCGGAAGTTGGTAAGGGAAATTTGTGTAGCCGGAAGTCCGAGAAGGCTGCGGTATGTTCCATCCCACGCGGTGTTATTGTTTCCACCACGGAAGGCGGCGGTAGCGTTGACGACGGAAGCCAATTTAGGCGTAGCCGTAACGGTGCGGTCTACGGTGGCTTCGTAGGCACTGCGGTACATTAAGGGGATTTCGTGGAAGCCGGGTAACGGGTATTCGGAAATAAGGGCTACTAAGTCCGTGCCGTCGAACTCAAACTTTCGGTAATGGCGGGGAATTTCAACCATTACTTGCCCGTCCGCCCCGGTAAGGTTGGCGGCGGCTCCGTTGTCGCGCTTGGTGCTGTCGGTGGCGTGAAGGTAATAGGCTACCGTTCCGTTGTCACGAAGCACACAGCGGCGCATTTTGGACTGAATAGGCAGGGAAACGTGAAGTTCCGGGCGGCCCACTCTTTCCAACGTGGTAGCGGCTACGGTCGTCTTGATTTTAACGCCGTAGTAATAATCGTAAGGGAAGGCGGGCTTAGTGTTGCCCGCTGCTATGATTAAACCCATATTCGTATGTTGTTTTAATAGCCCCAAAGAAGGGCGGTTTTTTGACTTGTTGATTTTATCTCGCGGACTATTTCGGGGTTCCACCCTGTTTCAAAGCGCGTGGCTATAAACTCGCCTTCGGGCATTCCCCAAAGGTTCACTTCAAGCACTACCGCCGCTTCTCCGTCGTTCTTGACGCAAAAGGGGGTATCTTTTCGGAAGCTGCCGCCGTCGAAGTTGACCGGGCCAATTACCGAAACTTGCACGCTTACTTGGTCGCCGTTCCTGTTTACCATATCGTATCGTTTTAAGTTGCTGCAAATTTACTTTATAATCGTATCAATTTAATACGTCGCTTAGTTTCCGTGAAGTGTTTTAGCGGTTTTGTCCGTGATTATACCGCCAAATTATCCCCGGAAGAAGGCGAAGCCGTGTTTTTCGCCTTCCTCCAGGTTGTAGCTGCTATGAAATATTTTTAATCTTCCAATATGCGGTAGAGCCATCGGTAATAAATAGTAATTCGTACTGGGTATTACCCCCTATTGTTAACTTTTCAATTGCCGAATTTCCGTTATATACTGTGGCGTCTGTTGGCTTTTGGAGTATGAAGTTGGAATTACCCCGCATCGAAATCACAACCATTCTGAACGTAAACGCTTGCCATATGTTTATTCCAAATATGTAGCGTAATGTTTGAACGGAAGGTAAATAAGCGGGCTTGTTAGCCGTTTTATTATTAATTATGAATATTGAACCGTTAAAGGGGTATAGATTTATTACACTCATAACGGAAGAGTCGGTAGCAATATAATTACCCATTTCGACAATTCCGCCACGGGCCACTATTGAACCGTTGGTTTTTAATGCTACTCCGGGGCCTTGTTGCGTGTATGATTCTATCAACACGGCCGGTTGTAGTGCGCTGCTGTAAGAGTTAAGAACATCGTATTTGTAAATATGCGCAATCGTTCCGAAATCGTATGACGACTGAGAATTTGCTCCCTTACCCAACGCCACACGCCCAAACGGGTGGTTGTTACTGTTTCCTACCGTTGTGTCTTGGGTTTGTATGCGTATGGCTTGGGGACTTAACAGCATTTTCTCGCCTGTACTATAATCCCACGTCGAAACATCGCCGTAACTTATACCCTCACCGCTAACAAGAAGTTTATTACCAATAGTGCCGGACTTGGCGTTAATTGTTCCCGTTATCGTTCCTTTCGTTGCGACAAAGGAGCCGTCTTGAAGAACGCGGAAGGGGGCAGTAAAGCGATTAGCCTTACTTGCACCGGCCCAAATTCTAACCTTTCGGGCCTCGGTTTCGTTGGCTGCTTCGTTCTCGCCGCCTGTTATTCCGGCTACAATACTTTGGGAATTTTTATTAGCAAGTTGCACCGTTCCGGCGGTAATTATACCCCGGTCGATGGTTACTTGAGTGTTGTCGTAAAAGGTGGCTTCCGCCCAATCGTTCGCGTTGTAGCCGGAGGCACGGGCGGCAATAGCGCGGTATAGGTCTTTACGGGCTACGCCTGTGCTATCCGTCCACGAACGTAGCCACAGGTCGCCAATGTCGTAAGGCCCGTAAGGTGTGCTTACGAATACTTGCCTTTTGCGGTCGGCTGTGTCCTGTGCGTTGTTGGCGGCTTCGTAGGCGTCTATTGCTTTTTGGTCTTGTATAGTAGTCCAATAATGACCATACCCCGTTTCTGTTAATCCTGTTTGTCCGTTAGTATAGCTATATGTCGTTTCGGAATAACGCTTTAACGTATGCGTAGAACCATTATACCACATATCGCCGACGTGCTTACGTCTTTCGGCGGTCGTAGTCCACGCGGTAGACGGGTCGGTAGTCTGAAACCAACTTTCTATTTTCCCGTCTATTTGTCCTTCTATGTCGTTGACGGTAGGAAGAAAGTTATAATTTATGAAGTTCGTTAACGCCGAGTTGTCGGTGTACTTGCTTGCCTTCTCCCAATCGCCGGAATTGAAGGCCCCGGTAAGACGTTCCGTTTTACAGCGTAGTATGTCGCCCGTGCTTCCCTGTACCCACAAATCGCCGACGCGATAAGGGGTGTAAGGCGTGGAAACGAAAATTTTAGCCTTATCGTTGGCGGCGTCGAGGGCGTCCTGTGCCAACGCTAACGCTTGGGCTAACTCGGTGTCTTCAAGTTCTTGCCAATAGTAGCGCAGTCCTCGCGCTGCTCCGGGGCGCGGGGAAACTAAGACTTTGACGTATCGCCAAACCTTGCCGGACGTGGTGTTATAGTAAAGGTCGCCGAGGTGCTTTTCCTTCTCGTTGTTATTCCCGGCGGCTGTGTCTGCTTCCGCCCATTCCTTAGCGGGTTCGTTTGCTTCGGCTAACGGCGCGGTATTCAACGGCGAAGGATCCACTTCGTAAAACCATTGTTCTATAACTCCGTCTAACTGCCCTTGAAGGTCGCCCAATATGCCGGGCAGCGTGTTGTTGATGTAGTCTTTAAGTTCGTCGGTCTTCTCCTGTACGTCTGTAAGGTCGTGGTATTTGCCGTCTGTGCCGACGAAGCGAATAACGCCGCCTATCTCGTCGTTATCCAAATCGAAGTAACACTTACCGCCGCCGCTGCTCTCTATTCGCCCGGTACGAAGGAAACGCCCGTTTATAGTCGTGCTTCCGTAGGTAAGGCTTACCAATCGGCCGGGGTTCTTGCCCCCGGCGTCGGTTACGACGCTGTTAAGAACTCCTATAAGGAAGTTGTAATATCCGGCTTCCTGTTCCACCTTTATGGCCTGCGTGGAAAGGATAATTTGTCCGCTCCCGCCCGTGGTGGAACATTTGGCGTAAATGAAGTAGGCGGCCGACGGATTAAGCCCGGAATAGGTCGCCGACGATAATACCCACGTCCTTATAGTTTCTTCTATGGCGTAATGAATAAGCCGCCCGTTTGAAACATAAAGCGTGTTCGGGTTCTTGTTATAGTTCGGTTGGAACGTAATGTTTTGGAGCGTGAACTGGGTAGACTTCGCGCCAACGCTCAACATTTGCGTTTCAATCGAAAGGGGCTTTATTTTCTCGCTGTAATAGTCGCCTTCCGGGTCAAAAACCATGTTTAGCAGCTCTTGGGTCGCAAGCCAACGGCGGCGGGCCTTCGCGGGGTCTGCTAACTTGTTTATGGTTATAACTTCGTTAATGTCCTCAATCTCGTTAAGGACGCGGACGGTAGTAGACTTCGTTACGGTGTCGCTTAGGGTAATGTCGTAGGAGTGCCGCTTCAATAGGTTGCGTTCTATCCTAACAATTCGTACCGCCTTGCTTACGCCGATGTCCTCGTCCTCGACGTTAATATAGTCGCCGACGTGCAAAATTTCGGTTTCCACCTCGCGCCCAAACATAGCCGTAAAGAAGTCTTCCGCTATGGTAAGTTTATAACTTACTTGTGGCTGGGTCATAGCCGGGAAGTCCTTGTTTGCCGCTTCTAAAAGTTTGTTTTGGGCGGCGATTATATAACTTTGGGGCAGTTGTATCTCGGTAATTATATACTCGTCGTTAACGCTAATTTGGAAGGCTCCGGCCGTAGCGGATGGGAATACCATACCGTTTTCGTCCGTGAAGCGTTTAAGTACGAAGGTTCGGGTAGCGTGGTCGTAGGAGTGTATGTCAAATTCGTAGCCCGCCAACTGCCCGGTTTGGAATTTGACTTTTGCGGCTACGTCGCCCAATAGGTAAAGGGTGCTTCCGTCGGATCCTTTGGCGTTAAGGTCGAACATGGCGTTATCCCCCTGCGTGGTGTCCGAAAAGGTTATTTCGTCCGGGCCGAGTGCTGTTACCTTGCCGACGCGCTCCGGCTTAATGTCGTATATCTTTTCGTTTTCCTTCGTGCCGTACTTCGCTTTCGCGGTGGCGTCCTCTAAGTATGAAGTAAGGCGGTCGGTATCGGGAAGGCACAGGCGCGTATGCCCGTAGTTCCGTCCGAGGTTATCCTGGCTCCCGTAGACGAAAAGGCGGGTAGTTATCCCGGCGTTGTTGACGTTGGTACGTTTAAGGCTGTAAAGCCCTTTACCTCGCCCGTAACGAAGTGTAAACGGGTGGGTAATTCCGGCCTTCTCCTTAATGTTGATTGTATTGAAGCCGTCGCCGGGCGTTATCTCAAATTCTACGCCCCATTCGCTACAAATGTCTTGAAGGACTTGTAGGCAGTTCCGGCTTGCCGTATTTATGTTTTTGTAGGCGGTCGCTCCTGTCGCCGGGCAGTCGCCTAAATGCCACTTATTCGGCTGTACGCGGTTGGCGTTCCATACTAATACGGTCAAATGTCCGCGTAGGTCGCTGTAATAGGTGTCGCCGTAAGCGTCCGGGGGCAGCTTATATTGGGCGTCTATTAAATCGTACTGCAGGCCTTCAAACGTGATGTCGTACTCAAAGCGCCGTTGCCCGTTTTTCGTGGGCTGCGGCAGTTGGTTCGCCTTGTAGGTGCGCCCGTAGACTTCTATACGGTCGCCTATGCCGACGGGAAGGGGTACGGCTGACGAAACGCCAATAGTTACCGCGTCATCGGAAAGTAAGGCGGTTTTTTGGGTCGCCTTACTGATTCCGCTGACGTTCTTACGGCTGAAAAGCGGCGTTTCGCTTCCGTCCGCGTGGTGGATTATAATCTGTTCCATACGATGATGCCGTTGGTGGAAAAGTCGGTTATTTCCTCAATAACCCCGGCAATTACGACGTAGTAAACGCCGTTTTCGGCGTAGGTATGCTTCAACGCCTTCGCGCCTGTGAAGTCGCCGTAAACGTCTTTGGTTACGGTGCCGTCGCCCCAATAGACGTTAACAACTTTGTCGGTCTTGAGGGCGATGCGTACTTCGCGGCTTGCGTCGTTTATTCGTTGGTGGCGAACTACACGTTTCACGGGGTCGGGTTCTTTTAATTTTAGGCTGAAAGTGCCTATCATCTTGTCGTCGTGCCAACGCTTGTTAAAGGCTATGCCGTCCGGGGCGTAGACTTCGTAAAGTAGTGGCTTCGTCGGGTGGATGCTTATCATAAGCCGGGCGGTTCCGTCGGCTTGTAGAAGTTCGTAAAGTCGGTTCATTCGCTCCACGAAGTCTATTTTACCCGAAGCCTTGCACCAGCAATTAAGCGTTATTTCGCGTTCCTCGTATCGCTTGTTTGACAGGTCTACTACTTTGCCGTGGTAGTCGGGCCAATCAATCGAAGCCGCCATTTTTAACTTCGGTTGGTCTAAGACGCCCGTAGAACTTTCCACCCTTATACCGAGGTCGCGGAAGTTGACCCCACTAAGGTAGTATTCAAGTTGCGAAACATTGTTAAGGCTCTCGGCTATATCGTTGTCCGAAAGGGCGACGTTATAAACCTTCACTTCGTCCACATCCGCGTAGGCGTATTCGGTGCCGTAGACGTCTTGAATAAGGGCCAACCCGGTAAGCGTTCCGGGAAGGGTAACGCTACTTACGCGCTGCGTGTCTAAGTAAAGCGTTACGGTATTGCCCGCCTTCTTGATGGTTATGAAGCCCCAACTTTCCGGGATAACGTCTATCCAAATTATGCGGCTTCCTTCTAATTGGTCGGTATTGCAGAACATACCTATTCGGCGGCCGGTTACTCCGTCGGCGTATTCGTTCACCTTGACCCACGCCAAAATAGTAAAGTTGCCGCTTAGGGGTATCACGTTCGCCGGAACTTCCGCGTAGCCTTCGCCGGGGAAGCGTATGCAGTTGCCCTGTTTGCCCGCCACGAAAGGACAGCCCGTTATTTCGGCGTCGTGGCGGTTAGCCGCGAAGTCGTAGGCTACGGTAGAACCGTCCGCTTCGTCGAAGGGAAGGTTTAATATTAAGTTCTGTTCTAATGCCATATTACTTTCGTTTGTCGGTTGTTTTTATGGTCGCTTGCTCCGAGGCCTGGGTTCTGCACTCTCCGCCGTGAAGGATGACGCTTACCCGTGCGTTGTCGCTTGCTATTACTTCCACCTTCGCGCCGCCGGAAATGCTGACGACGACAAAGGCGTTATCTTTTGCCGTGATGGTTATCTCGCTTTCGCCACGCGCCGAAACGGTGGCGGCATCGAAGTTACTATATTCCGCCTTCCCGGTAGCTCGGTCGAAGGCGATAACACTTCGTAGACTTTTCGCCGCTACCTTGTCGTCGGCGCAATAGACGCCGAAGCGGGCGCGTATGTCGGCGAACTCCGCCCGAAGTTCCGGCGAAGGGTAGTTATTTTCTTCGCAGAAGTCCTGGCCCTTGATGAAAAGGGTTATAAGGCGTTCTTTGGAAGAAGCCTTTAATATGAAGTCGTACCACTCCGAACAAATACCCGCCGCCTTCGCTTCGGCTGCTAATCGTTGTTTAAGTTCTTGTAGTTGCATTTTGCTGTTGTGTTAGTCGGTTATTCCTTGGCTTCGTAGGTCGTCGCCGTCGTCTATTCCCAAACGGTTAAGTATGGATAGAAGGCTTCCGGCTATGTTCCCTAATCGGTTATCCATGCTTGAAAGGTGGATAAGCTGCTGCCTAAAAATTTCAATGGCTATAACTTGGTTCTGCCTTACGGCGTTGGTCTGCCCGGCCAATAGGTCTATACTTTCTTGGCTTGCTCCCTTTATTGCACCGCTTAGGCTTGTCGGGTCGCTTTCGTCCAATTCGGCGAATAGGTCTTTATACATATCCATTGCCGCCTTGAAGTTCTGCCCGGCTGCGGCTACCGCAGCCTTAAAGCGGTCTTGTTCGGCTTGGGTTAGTCCGTCGAAACTGCCGTTTCCTTCTGCGTCGAAGCCCATATCTTTTTGAAGCTGCTTAATTGCGTTCTGCAATGGCTTCTCCAAAAATTGAAGTTTTAGGGCGTTGGAAACAGCGTTTTTAAGCACGTTGTCGGCTACGTCGCCGAATACCTTTGCAGCGTCCTCTCCGCTCTCGAAGGCTTCTATAAGTGCGTCCTTTAATTCGTTGGCTAAGTCCCCGGCGGAAGTTTGGGTAATGCTTTTCGTGATTTCGGCGATGATGTCCTCAATCTGTCGCCCGGCTTCGGCGTAGCGTTCTTGGAACTCCTCGACGCGTCCCCAATCGGTTTTCTTCTTGGAGATTTCGTCGTTAATCATTCCTTGTATTTCGTTCTGCTGCTGCCGTAGGTTCTGAATTAACGCGCTTTGGTTTTGGTAGACGGTTTCGCCGAGGGCTTTGTCTACGGCGTGTTCCAATGCTGTATAGGCACGTCCCAACCGGGTAACGGCTTCTTCATGCTTCTTAATTGACTTTTCGGCCTTGCGGTCGCGGCTGTTAAATAGGTCGAAGGCTGACGACAAAAAGCCTATGGATCCTTGAATAATGCTTAACGGGTTGGCGGTGGCTATGCCTGTGGCAATTTGAGAGGCCCCGTCCAACATTCCGCCTATGTCGCCTAATATGGCTTCCGTTTCCTCGTCCATGCTAATACCCATTTTCTTTATGCCGTTTGTCACACTTCCGAAGCACGACGAAAGGAAGGTTAGGCTACTGCCGAGGTCGCCGAAGGCTTCCTTAAAGCCCGCGCCGACGCTCTTTGCTACGCCTGTTTCTTTGTTAAGGGCGGCGTTCAATATATCGAGCTGCTCCTGTCCTTCTATGGTAAGTTCGCCCTTAATTTTAAGTCCGTTAAGGGTGGCTATTTTCTTGCGGAGCATATCGACGTAACTACTACCTTCCGCCAATAGGTCGGCGTAGGCTTCCTTCGCGGCTCCGGCTAATGTGGTGCCGCTGCTGTTTATAGCGTCGGTATAGTCGGCGTATTGCTTCTTCTTTTCTTCCAACGACTTTACAAAGGGGTCGTCGCTGTCTAATAACTTTTCCGCCTTCATAGCGGCGCGAAGTTCGCTTAGGCTTTGGCGAAGGGCCAGGAAGGGGTTACGGGTGGCTAACTCGTTCTTCGCCTTTTGTAGTTGGTCGTTAATGGCTTTAAGGTCGGCGGGGTTGAACTCTGCCGAAAGGTTGATTTTCCGGCTGTTGATGTCGTTCAAAAGTCGGTTAATCGTGGTCGTACTGAGCCGGGAAATGTCGCTAAACAACTGCCCCCAACTCTCGGAAGCCATAAGACGCTGCGCCGCCAATTTGGAAAGTTCACTTTGTTGCTTGGCGTTAATCTGCGCTATCATGGAAGCGTTGCCCTGTTGCTCGGCTAATGCACGTTGGGCGGCGTACTTTTCAAGTATCGCGGTTTCCTGTTCTTGGTAGGTCTTATATTCTTCTAAAAGTGTGTCGTATTGTTCGCTACCGCTTCGTTTGGAGTATTCCTCGCGCTTCTTTTCAAGCGCGGCTAATGCGGCTTCGGCTACTTGGCGTTCTGCGTCCGTGGCGGATTCTGCCGCTTGACGGCTTAAAAGTTCCTTCTTCCGGGCGTAACTTTCTTCAAAGTCTATCTTCTCTTGAAGGTAGCCCGCATATTCCTGTAACAAAGCCTTCGTTTCTTCCTTCGCCTGTTGGCGTGTGTCTGCTTCGGCGGTGTTAAGGATTTCCGCCTTCGCGTTATCCACGTCGGAATTATCCCCGGAAAGTTCGGAACGTCGGCGTTCAATGGTCGCCAACATTTCGCTAATGGTCTTGCACTGGGCTAACTCCTGTTGTAGTTGTGTGTCGAAGGCTGAAATAACCGATTCGCGGGTGGCGTTGGCTATCTCGTTGTTAAGGGTTGTAAGGTTCTTTAAGTCGGTAGCGGTTTTGGCTGTCTTGGCTTCAATGGCGGCGCATTGGTTCTCCAAATATTGCAGATAACTGCTGCCTTCCTTCAATAAGGGCGCGAACTCGGAAGCGGCGGCGTTCCTTACGGTTTCGTCGCTGCTTGTTATCCACTTCAAATATTTTTCGTAAAGTCCTTTTCGTGTTGCTAACTGCTCGGCGAAGGGGTCTTTTTCATTTTTGCTACTGCTTCCTGCACTTGAACCGTTCCCGTTTGGTTTATTGGATCCTTTGGTGCGAAGTATGTCTAATTCTTTTAATTCTTTTTCTGTTAGTGCTATCTGCTGCCTTGTATAGCCTACGGTTTTGTCTAATTCGGCTTGTGCTTCGCTGTGGATTCTTTGGTTCGTGCTTCGGGCTTGACTTACACGGTACGCATTAATAGCGTCTATGGCCTTTTGGGTTAATTTGAAGTCGCCGCCGCTCTTCGTGTACCATTCGTTATCTTTGTTATATGCGTCACCCGATGCGCTGACCGCTCCGGCGGCCTTCATAGCCGCCACGAGGTCTTTTTGGTCTTGTGTCCCTTGCTTAATTATATTTCCTACCTTGGTGTAGAAGCCTCCCCCGGCCACGCTTTGGTCGGCGGCTATAATTCGTTGGTAATATTGTTCGTAAGCCTTCATTTGAAGTTCTTGAAGGGCTAATGCCTTAGCGCGAAGTTCCAACGCCTTAACAACGGACTTGGTATTTTTTATAAATACATTGTCCGCGTCCGTAAGGTTATTAACGGAAAGGGAAAGGCTATCAAATTCGGAAGCGTTGTTTTTAATCCATTCTTGTTTCTCTGCTGCTGACTTCAAGTTATTGTATTCATCGCGTAGGCGTTGGTATTTACCCACTAAGTCCGCGCTTTTTGATGCGGTGGATTTGTGGTACTCATCAAAAACTTTTTTTGCTTCTTCGTTTGCCTTTGTCGCGTCTTTTGCCTTACTGCTATATTTATCCCAAAGATATATAGCGGCGGTAATGGCTACCGATAAACCAAACGTTAAAGTAGCCATCAATGCTTTTGCGGCCACGACTGAGCCGCCCAAAGCCACGGTTAAGCGGTTGGTTGCTGCGGATAACAACTCCTTCGCTTTGGCTACCGTTACCAACATAAACGCGCTATCCTTGTTTAAGGCGTTGGCGACTTGCTGCAAGCCCATCGTTATGGACATAAGGGCCTGAACCTTCAACATAATTTTTTGAAGGTTTTCGTTCTCTCCGGCGAAAAGGGCTACCGCACCTTGTGCCGCGCTGAACGCTCCGGCTACGCCGCTAAGTCCGGCTATCATTCCTTGAAGCCCGGCGTTATCGTGGCTAAATATTCGAGCCTGGGTCTGCCGGCTACGCCGCTAAGTCCGGCTATCATTCCTTGAAGCCCGGCGTTATCGTGGCTAAATATTCGGGCCTGGGTCTGCGCGTCGCCTATGGCGTTGGCAAGTCGTCCGGCTTCCTGTTGTAGTTTCTTGAAGGTGTCCGTTCCGCGTAGTCCGGCTTCCTCCATCTGCGCTAATTGCTCCCGGACGTTGCGGAGCTGCATCCTTAATGAAGTGTGCGCGTTGGCGTTCTGCTCGGCGGCTTGCTGTGCCTTCTTTAACTGCTGTTCCTCACGCAGAAGGGCGTCGGCCTGCTTCCCGGTTTCGTCTATTACCTGTTGGCGTAGGTTTATTTCTTCCCTTATTTGGGCTTGCTTTGCTTGTAGGGCTGTGGCTTCTTCCTTATTCCCGGCGGAAAGTGCCTTAGACGCTTCCACGCCGAGGCGTTTATATTCGTCTTCCAACTCTCTAATAACAGCCTTATTGGTGTCTACTATTACGTCTATGTTGGCAAAGGCTTTGTCAATGGCTTGGGCGGCTCGGTTAAACGCTCCGTCCATCTCCTTTCCACCTAATACCGCCGCGCCTTGAAACTCCTGTATAGCCTTCTTACTTTCGTTAAGAACGCTAAGGAGTTGTTTGTTGGTGCCGGAAATTTCAAACGACAGCCCGCCGCCTTGTATATTCATCGGTTAATACGGTTTATTAAGTCCATTACTTCCGCCGCGTTCTCGTCGGTAAGGGCTATTTCCGTGGTGTCGCCGCTGGAACTGCTTCCGCTTTTACCCTTTTCCTCGACGCCGGGCGCGGCT